CCCATGACCCATTTGAAAATATCCGGCGGCATCATTGTTCCTTGCCCCACACAACTCCACGCAGCGAGATGCCAGACCCGCCCAAGACTAGGGTCGTATCGATTTGCAGAACATGATTGACCGGCAAAAGCAGCCCGTCGCCAAACTCTCCCGATGCCATCCAGGACAAACCACTGTATGCCCCCGCTTCGCAGACCCAGAGCGGGGCCAGCGGTACGGCATTCGCCTGGAACTCCACAAAGGCTGGCGCGGTATGCGTCAGGTCGCTCAGTGCCACACCCGCAATCCGAAAGCCCACCAGATTTACCGACCTGCTCGCGGCAGGATCCCAGATCGTCAGGGCAGGGTCGGTGAGCGTTATGTCGAACCGCTTGTAGACCCAGTTGCCGCTAGCCCGAAACCCGCTAGCCCTTGTGCGGATTGCCATTTACCGTTCCGCGCTCATCGGTTGAGCGGCCAATTGCTCTGAAGTGGGAGGCGCAGCAGGTGTTTGCCCAGCATCTGAGACAGGTGGATTCCCAGCACCGGCCCGTGCGCCTCCTTGTTCTTGGTTCATCTGCATCGACATCAGCATCTGCTGATACGCAGCCTCGTCGGGCGGGTAGCCCAGATCCATCGGGTCGAGGCCAAGATTCGACACGAGGCTATAAAAGATCGGCACCTGCGTGGACGGCGGCATTCCCAACGACTGCGATGCGTTGAGGATCTCCATCAGCTTGCCGTTCATCGCCTCGCGGCTCATCACCTGGCTAATTCCGTGCGCCTGGATCTTTACCGGCTGGTCCAGGATCTTGAACCTAGAGACCGGATCGTAAAGAAGTTGCGGCCCGCCATACTCCGAAAGCAATTCTGTGAGCTTCGGGTTCGAGTCGTCGCCACCCCACTGGATGATGTACTCGAAAATCAGTTGCAGGATGCCTTCGACATCGTTCTGCTCGATCCGGCGAGCAACCTGCTGCAAGTAAGCCGTGCCAGCCTGCGAGCGGGTCTGCACTTCGGTAGCACTGGCCCTGCCTCGGCTCGTCGGCATACCCGGCGCAGTGAACTCACCGATCGCTGTGCTGGTGTCACCGATTTTCTGGAGGTGCTGGAGGACCGGCCACGCCATGTTGCTTTGCGTTGTGAAATTGAGCTTACCCAGAAACCCATCGCGCCCACGGTAGACGCGCCCTGGCTCGATACTGTCGATATCTCCGGGCTCGTCACTCTTCGACTCGTCCACCATGAAGGCACCCAGCACCGAGTACTTGATGTCGTCCAGGATCAGGTTCGTGAGCTGAGTCATCTCTTCCTGCACGTTCGCGTCGGCTTCCACCAAGGAACGTCCCCACAGCATCTCGCGATGCTCCAGCGGGGTAGAGCAGATCATCGGGAATTTGCCCGACCACATCGGATTGGGGCCGATGCTCAGAAGAGTGCGCTCGTTGGCGATAACGACTTTCCAGTTCTCACAAACTAGGTCACCGTCCCGGTCATAAAGGTTGCCGTAATAGCACTGCACCAGATGCCGGCGCCGGTCACCGGAAGGGCTCTGGTCCTCGGCCCACGAGTTCGGCGCAATGGAGCCGTCCCGCTCGCCAGGCAGCGTAGACATCGGGGCACCCAGATCGTCGAACTGGTACATGCCCGCATCCCGACCGGCGATCAGATCCTCCTCGTCGATCAGGTCTTCCGTGATCACATATTTGCACTGCTCGAACGTGTTCGCGTAAGGATCGGGGAACACATTGAAAACACTCAGGTTTTTCAGCGAGAAGCGCCCACGGGCAATTGCGTCGGTCTCGACTACTGTCTCGGTTACCGGCAAGCCCTGTTGAGCCGCCATCATTGCGGTCTGTTGGTCAGCATAAAGAGGCCGCTCGACTACCCGTGGACGCCGATCCACATATTCCTCGTACTGGAGGCAAAGCCACCCGGTGCCATAGAGGAATGAACTCTCCCAAGTGCGCAGGAGATGATCGATCAAATCGGTGTCGTCAACGACAATATGCATCCATTTCTGGATGAAATTGACCAGATGGTCGTCGGCATATTGGGAAGTCTTCTGAACAGTGAACCAGTCGGGGCTATCCACCAAGGCACCCTGCATGGAGGCGACGGCAGAGCGCACCTTCATCAGAATCTCGGGGATCTGAAGCTGGGCCTGCCAGTCCTCTTTCTCCGTCCAGTCACTCGTGGCGTAGTAGTTCGCCTCGTACTTGCGCCAGGCGTTTTCCAGCGGGCGGCGAATCTTTGCCGAATCCTCGCGAGCCCGCCGGACAGTCTGGATGATCTCGTCCTCAGTGAGTTGAGATGCCTTCTCCAGATCGACCACTCCAGCAGGAGCGCCCTCGCCCTTGAACTCGGCCCACGGGGGAGAGGAAAATGGCAACTCATCGCCCGTGTTCACGGGCTCAATCTCAGTGAAAGATTCGGGTGCTGAAGCCGAACCGGGCGAGGGCATGTATGGCGTCATCTATTTCTTATCTCCCGCCGCCTGCGAGCATCCTCCCCAGCGGGTACCGCGTCCCTGGTGCCGCCTGCGAAGTGGCAGGGGCAGCGGGCGCGGCAGGAGCCGGGGCGTTGATCGGCGCGTCAACCATGGGGGGATTTTGACGACGGCTCAGGTTGTGCGCAATACCCTCTACTATCGCAGACATACGGCTCTCGATGTCGGCCATCGGGTCAACGGTCTGGGAAAATGAGAGACCCTCGATACCTGTGGTGCGGAGCCGATGGATGAGCGCCGGATCGAGGCCAAGCGTACCATCCGGCAAGGTGTGAACGCCCTGCGACTTCAAGAAAATCGCAAACTGATGCTGTGCCAACTGGAGGAAGGAGAGCGTGACCTGTTGCAGGTCGCCAATCTGCGGGTCGTCGAGTCGGACTAACTGTAGCCCCGGCTCGTTGGCGGCTTCCTCCACCGGGGGTTCGCCGTTCCCCTCAGCGAGCCTCCCGCTCTGGTGATCTGGCTCTTCTCGCGGTTCCGGTTCGCGTAGCTGCTCGCCAGCTTGCTCCTCACTTGCCCCGACCCCTGCTTCGTCAGTCGGTTCCAGGTCAGGCCCGCTCCCGCCAGATACCTCAGACAATCGACGTAATCCTTCGCTGCCTGCTTGTAATCCCGCTTCGTCGCTGTCGGGCTCCACACGAAGCGGCTCAGAGCCCACTTCGGCCCGCGCTCCATCTTCGCCACGGCTTCGGTCATTTTCAACTTTGGTTTTCTTTCGTCTTCCAGCATTCCTGGTTGCCATATAGGTTTCAGCCAATCGTGTAAGGCTTGGAGGGGGGTCTCCTCCGAGCGTCTGTATTCGAGCCCGTTTCTTCTGAAAATATCGAACCAAGTTTCTCTGGTCTCTTGGTTGGCAGCGTGAGCCCCGCCTCGGGCGTCCATGATCGCAACGTCCACCCCACGGGCGAACATCTTGCGGATTTTCTTGATCTCGCGGCACATTTCTCCGAAGCCGCTGTTCGGGATCTGGGCCGCGTGGAACACATACCAATCGTCGGTAGGTGAGCAGGTCGCCCAGATGCAGGTCAGTCCCCGACGCGCTGCCGGGTCGATCACCTCGACAATCGGCCAGCTAGGGTAGGGCTCGAAATCAGGGCAGACCCAGTCGTCGTTCACATAGGAGAACTCCACCGACTGGAGAGACATGAACACGCCCTGCGAACGCGCTGCCTTCTCACCCTCGGGAAGACCGGCAAGGAACTGCTCGATCTGCGCGTGGGGCAGGTGACCGCCGTTGCACTCCTTACACGCATCATGCATCTCCACCCGGTGATAGCCAACCGTGCCATAAAGCGGTGACTCGGGGTCTTGGGCCGGGAGAATCAACTCATCCAGGAGCCAGGGCTCTTTCAGAGGCGTGGCGGTAATGTACATTCGCCCCTCTTTTGCCATCAATCCGCGCCGGATCGCATTGAAGATGTCCTGCGGCGGCGGTTCATCCAGCCAGCAGAAGTCCAGCACCGAACCCTCATAGGCTGCAACCGGCGAAGAATAACTCTGCAACGTCAGTTCACAGCCCGTAACGAAAGACCATTTCGTCTCGATCCCCATGCTGTTGCGTTTGGGCGGTCCCTTGAGCATGTCGGGGGTCACGAGCGACTTGAGCTTCGGCACCAAGTTCTGCGCGATGCTCACCTCGAACGTCTCGCCTCCAGCCAAAACCCTCTTGCCGCGCAATGAGTTCCGCTTCCAACGCTCGCCCTTGCCGCCCAAAGAAATAGGACTCACGCCCAAGCACTCACGCAGAAGTGCCACCACTCCGCAGGTGGACTTGCCCACCTGATTTCCCGAAAAAAGCGCCATCACCTGGCTCTCGTCTTCCAACCAAGGACGCTGGTAGGGGTGGGGCTCGAAGTGCAGGTAAGCAGCCGACTGCTTCAACTTCTCCGCTTCGTCAGTCATGCCCTCAACTAGGGCAGAAAGCCGTATTTTATCGGCAAGATCTTATCGACGTTCGACTCGACGAAAAGCGGGGAGAAGCCGAACTTCCCCTCAAGTAGCAACGAGTATGCATGGACATGCTCGCGGGCCTCGGCGCGAGTATCGAAGCCACCATCCTGTGTCAGGAGGTCGAGGGTCTTCTCCATGCAGTAAACGGATCGCTCTTTCCCCGAAGACCAGTCGATAGCCGTTCCCAGCATCGTTTCGCGGAAACGCTTCTCTTCGTCGGGGCTCCAAGCCTCGAACTGCGGTATTTCGTCAAAGCCGAACAGTTTGAATTTTTTTTCACTCACCGTCGCCTCGCTTTAAAAGTTCTTCAGCCGCAGCCCGCAGCATCTTGGCCCGCTCCGCAATGTCGGCAGAACTCGAAACCCGCTCCGATTCCGCACCCCGCTGGAGCGCCTCCAACTTCGTCACGATCGTCACCGCCTTGTCGGCAATGCCCGCCAAAGCAGTCGGCTGGAGGTTGTGGTTCTCGTCGAGCTTCTCCTGCAACCGACGCATCGAGATCTGCGCGATCCTCGCGGCGGTATTCGATAAAGCCGTGTATTTCCCAGTACTTACGCCGGTCTCGATGACCTCGGCTACCGGCGTGTTCTCAGTGATCCGCTTGCCCAAACCCCACCTCAGTCCACATTGTTAAAAAAACTGTGGGCACCGATCACCACAGTCGGCTCAACGCCCTCTGCCCAATGCGTCCGGTCGACAATCTTGCTCACCAAATAATGGCAGGAGCCGTCAGTCGGGTCGGGCAAAAAGCCGAAATAAGCCCCGCAGCAAACCTTCAGACATTCCTTCCAAGCGGGAGACTCGTGGATGCCCTCAAGTCGGTAAGCCCTCCAGTTGTTCATGCCCTGGTCGGAATTCCAACAGGAAAACTGGTACGGCTGGCGGACTACGGAGCGGATCGTACCCGGCCAACGCTTGTCCTCGACGCGATTCAAAATCACATGCGCCACCGCCAACATGCCGCAGAATCCCTCGCTGGAGGACTCCAGCCAGGTAGTAATCGCAAGCTCGTGAAGTTCGCTCTCTATGTTCAGCACTATTCCGGCTCGCTGATGTCGGGTTCGCTACTGGGTGGCGGCTCACCGCTGGTCTCGCAAAGCCCCCACCTCATACAGCCACCGGAATGGTCGTAGAACATCTCAGTCTGCCGCCCACCGCGACTGGTGTTCGCCCACTCGACCGCCTCGCGGATCGGCACCGCCCTCTTCTGGGTGCTTCCCGGCATCGACTGGTAGAAAAATGTCGGCTTCGCGTTGCCCGGAGTGTCGAAGTCCTCACCACGGCTGGCGTAAACTTCACGCTTCAACTCCGTTGCCTCGGCCTCCAACGCTTCGATGTAGTCAATACGCCCCGGATCAACTCGGGAAATGGTCTTTAGCTCCTTTTTCGAGCTATGGATGCACGGCCAGCAGCCCACCCGGTCAACATCATAGTCGAGATAAAGAGAGCAGGGCTTCACGCCATGGCGAGTATGCGCGTCGATGACGTTCTCCGTCGTCCAATCCAGCAAGGGACGCCAAATCCAGCAGTCAAAGCCATCCGACCACTCCCATTCCGGCATTTTTGCCCGCGCAGAGGACTCTTGCCCACGGATACCGACCACCGAAATCGGGTCGCCGTCGATAGCTTTGAAGTAATTCTGAAGCGGGATCACCTTGAGCTTCTCAGTGCACCACCGAGCGATCCGCGTCGGAAACATCTTCTTCTTCCGAACCCAGTCCTCCATCCCGCCAACGTCGGATTTCACCCGGTCGATCGGCCCAAGCACCGTCTCCAGGTAGTCGAGATGCTCATATACCGCAGGATGCTCCCAGCCAGTGTCGGCAAAAACGCGAGAATGCTCGATGCCGATCTCCTTGAGGTGCAAGCAGAGAGCCGTGGAGTCCTTGCCGCCAGATACCGAAACGATCACGGTCGCCCCGTAAAGGTGATCGAAACTTTCGGCACTGATCGCCTTATAGTCAGGATCTGGACTGCACACGGGCTTTTTCATCAGCACTCCGAGAGCGGCGAGAGGGGCCAGGGAAACTGAAAGGAAAACCCAACCCCTCCCGCCAGATAGAAAAGAGGACCGTCTGCTGAGGAGGCAAAACGGCTAGGCACTTCTACTACCAATAGCAACTCGAAGCAAGTTGGAGCTAGAAAAACCTAACCAAACTACGAGCAGCAAGACGCCAGACTTGGTGTCTTGGTGCGAGTTGCCCCAGACTCCACTTCCAGTCGCGCATCACCCCTCGCTGGGCCGTTTCCAACTAAGGAATAAATCTACCGTTCAATCTAAAGTCTTCGGATCGAGCGGAGCGAGTGTCCGAACCCGCCGGGAGGGCAATCTGCCAGCACCACCGAATTTTGCTAGCTGCCAAAAGTCGGGAAGCACTGTCCCCGATCCTTGCCCAGCTACCAGGAACCAAGCTACTCTACGCCTCATCCCCAAAACCCATTCCTGTATGGGTTTATCACCACCAATTCACTACGCTTTTTGGCTAGTAAATCAAGATTTAACTAGCTTAAACTTGCAAGTAGCTAATTTTACTCGGGAAAAATTTGCGGTGGATTTGGCCCCCGATCCGCGGGCCGGGGATCTGTCAAGTGCGTTTTTTTTGGTTTTGTTCAAAAAATTGCGTTTTTTTTGGAGACGGGGATCAATCTCCGGCTCCGGGGGGCGAGGGCAAA